CGAGTGCTGGAGCTGTTGTTACCGAACAAGGTCACGCCGTCACCGCCCAAGTACGAACCGTTGAAACCGTTGTTGATAACGGAAGCGGCTTTAACTTGCTTGGTGTAGGACATCGCACGGGCCAGGGCTTTGGTGTAACGAGCAGACAAGGAGTCATACAAGTTATCTTCCACAGCTTCCTCGGTGATCGAGAAGCCCAGGGCGATGGTTTCGTGGTTGTAACGGGCGGTGAACGCTTCCTGCGCATTGTCGTAGGAGATAGCGGAACCCTCGTTCTTGACGGGAGCAGCACCGAAACCAGCAAGCTTGGTCTCTTCTTCGAAGCTACGCTCTGATTTCTCAGTTTCGTAGATTTCTTTGTGCTCTTCGCCGTAGCGAGCGTATTCCAAACCGAACAAAGCGTTCAGACCAGGGAGCAACTCTTTAAGTAGTTGTGCGCGTGAAATTGCCATTTTGAGTTACTCCTTACAGGCCAACTGCGTTGGTGAATGTGTGATAGCCGGGGTTAATTTTGACCAGGATGTCAGTGTAAGCATCGCCTACAACCGAGAAACCTTGCATATTAACGAACCCAACAACACGGAATGCTGCGGTGGTGGTCACAGCCGAGGCACCTGCTACGACGGAAGCCGTAGAGTTACCAGTGGATGTGCTGCCAGTTGCCACAGCGCCAGTTGTGAAAAACACGTTTGCGCCCACGGCAGCTTGCGTGACAGAGCCAGCAGACTGAACTTGGAACACAACACCGGGGTCATCCACAACGTAGGCATTAACCACACCAGTGGTACCCGTGGGGTAATACTGAGCGTAGATCACTTGGCCTTGTGCGTTGATGTAAGAACAGCCAACAAACACACCTACGATGCCTGTGTTAGCGGTGCCAGTAGGAAAGCCGTTGGTGGTCGCATCAGCGCCAGTTGCGGTGGCCACAGCCAGATAGCCAGACGCATTCACATACACGGGCGAACCGTTGTAAATGTTTGAGGCGGTACCTGCGGGGTCGATGAGATACGAACGGGTTGCACCTGCATATGGTGTGCCGCCCAGTTCATTCACGGGTTTTAGCCCGTATGGGGATGCTACTGATGCCATTTAAGGACTCCTTGTTTACTTAGAACCTGAACCAAACCCTTTGCCGCCACTGACTGTGGACTTGCGGTCCGCAAACAGGGGCATGCGAGGATCATTGTTTCGCATGAAGTGGTTGTCCACCGATTCCATCTGGTTTTGTGCTTGTCGGTCGTAATAGTCATCCCGTGCGCGTGCTTTCTCGGCGATCATCTTGCATAGCATGAGTCCGCCAATCTCCACGTTCCCGGTCTTCGCATTGCCTTCAATCATCAATTCCGGATGATCTTCTGCCTTGACTGGCTCCCAACCGTCGCGCATCTTTCGAGACACGTTGGTGGGTTCAGCTTGCCCTAATACGTGCGTAGCTACCCAGCGGTACACATATCCTGGCTCCGGGGTCGGATCAGGCAGTGCCGAGGAAGGCGTATACACATAACGAGCTTGCTTGTCGCGTGACACATTGTCACGGGGGGTACGGTTTTCAGCCATTTTGACTCTCCAATTTTGCTACTTGAGCAGCGTACTGCTGCGGGGTTAATCCAAATTTCTTTGCCAGTGCGACCTGGGTCTGAGTGAGTTGGACTTTCTTGGCACCCGACGAACGGGTCGCGGGTGCTGCAACGGCAGCAGGTCGTCTTGGGGAATCACCCGACCTTGGCTTGTCTTCTGTACCACCGAAAACTTCGGGGAACTTCGACTTCACGCGAGCATTAATTTGCTCGAAATACTCATCAGTGCGGGGATCGACCCCGTTGTTGACTAGTTTTTGATGCAGCCCTAGTGCAAAGCTGGTGACTTCTTCGAACCCGTTTGCGCCAAACCACTGGTTTCTTGCCTGCCAGCGCAGGGTTTTTTCGTCTGGTTGCGCTTGTTCGGGTGCGCTTTGACGCGTTTGTACATCATATTCTTCAGTTTGTAAAGGGGGCGGGCGAAAACTTTTCGCTTGCTCCAACTTCCACTTGGCGTCAGTCAGTGCTTCCTGGGCTGCAATGATGGCGTCAGTGTCAAACGCTTCCTGGGCATCCTTGTACTGGCGGCGGGCTTTCTCCAGTTCGGCTTCCGCCGCTGTTTTGGCCATGGTGCCGTACTGTTCAGACCCAGTTGAAACATACTGTTTTAACTTTTTGTTCTCGTCAATAAGCTGTTGTGTAAGACGCTCGAGTTCTTGCTTCTCACGCATGGTGGATTCTTTGGCCCTGCGCTCGTCGTGACGGGCATGGGTCAACTCCTTGATGCGCCCTTTGACTTTATCGGAGTAGGTCTCGATTTCGTCGTCTGTGGGGTCTTCTACCTCCCGGTCCAAAGGCTTGCGGCCCCGGTCCTGTATGGGGGTGTCGTCAATGACTTCGACTTCCACGTCTCCGTCGTCCTCCACGGACACATTGACCTGGGAGGTCTTTTCGTCATCCAGTTCGTCTGGGAACTTGTATTGTTCAGCCATGTCTACTCCATCAAGCGCGGGTTAACCCGCGAGGGTCTTGCACAACAGCATCGACTTGATCGTCGTTAATCAAGCGAAACTCTTTACCGAAAATTTTGAAGCGCGTACCAGAATAAGTACGTACCAGTACAAAGTCGCCTGCCTTGCACCACGCGCCTGCGGGGAACTTGGTAGTGTCTTTGTATGCGTCAGGGCCGACCTTGAGCACAAACAGAACAGTTGTGGCGTGTTCTTCTTGGCGCATGACGGAGGACGCTTTCACCAGATCAAGCTCAGTGCCATCAATCTTTTCAGATATGTCGGGCACCGCACACAGCAGCTTCCAGCCTGTCGGCTCTGGCAGCATGGTTGCTTTCTCGTCGTTGTTTGCGTCTTCTGCCGGGGCAGCGACGGGTTGGATTGCTTCAGGCAGCGCAAACTGCCCCGGTTCAAGTACGAGTTCACTCATCGGATTTTTCAACTTTCTCTGCAAGGTCAATGATGTAACGCTCTGCGATGGCCAGACCCTGAATGGTTCCGCAAAGTTTTTGGTACTCTTCAAAATTGCGACACGCACCACCCGCGCAGTCATCTGCGTAGTTGTTCATGTCGTTGCGTATTTGTTCGCGCAATACGCGTGCGAAGTCTTGGATCATTGTTTAGGGGTGTCCTTTCGTTGGTTTTCTTTACGCTTGGCCAACTGGTCATCAACCCGCAGCAGGGCATCCCCCATCCTTTGCTGGTTGTTGAACTGTTGTTCTTTTTGGGACATCTGAAACTTGCCCGCATTTTCTGCCGCTTTGAGTGCCTGATCTTCTTTGTCCATTCGGTACTTGCCAACCTTGGCCATGGCGTCCATTTGCAGTTTCTTTTCCTCGATGGCCAGCTTGCCTGTAACTTCCTTGTCCTTGATCTGCACTTCTTGCTGGCGAATCTGCAACTCTTGCTTTTGCATCTGTAGCACAGGGTCTTGTTGCTGTTGCTGCGCTTGCTGCTGCGCAGCTTGCTGTTGGTTTTGCTGGAGCACTTGCTGTGCGGCCTGGGCCATCATCCCTGACAGCGCCACCTCGATCTGCGGGGGCAGCTTCTCGTCTGCCGGGGGCAGTGGCATACCAAGCTGCTGCTCAATCTTCTGGCGGTAACCAAACCCTACGTGCTCAGCAACGTGCGCCATCATGGCTGCTTGAATCTGCGGTGCTTTGGGGTTTTGGCCAATCAACTGCATGACGATGGGGTCTTGCATGGCCATCATGTGCACCTTGATGTGCGACTCATGGTCTTGGTAGAAGAACGCCTTGAGCGGCTCCATCTTGAGCGCGGCCATGTTCTCAGTCACAGGGTCTTTGGGCTTTTGGTCGTCAGGCAGGGGCACGAGCTTGTCTGCGTCCTTGATCCCCAAGACCTCCAGCATCTGGCGGTGCAGCTGGGGCAAGTCGTAAATGTCCGGGGCCATCTGTGCCATCTGGATCACGGCTTGGTACTGCACAACCCGCTGGCTCATAGTGGCCGCGTTGGGGTCGCTCACCGGGATGATGTCAACGTGGTTGTAGTCCTCTTGCTTGGCGCGTCTGGTGGACTTGTCTGGGTCGTAGTCGTACTCGGGGTCTGTGTAGTCCCGAATCAACCCGGCCAGCAGTTGCAACTCTTGTTTGAAGCTGTAGTGCAGCCGTGCCTGGACCGCCGACATCACCTTCAACTGCCGCTCAAGCAACGCCAGGGTCGTGCCCACGGGCGCTTGTGCGCTCATGTCCGAGACCTTCATGTCCGCCGTGGCAGCAAAACGTCTGCCTTCCTCCACGATGGTGCCCAACAACTGGTACAAAACGCCACTTGGTTCTTTGTACGGCAGGGGCAGGATGTTGTCTCTGAGCGCCCCAGAACTGATGTCTACGTCTCTGAACTCTCCGGGCTGAATCGGTGTGTCATCACCCTTAATGCGAAGTCCTCTAGTTTTGAGGCCCCCCGGCAGGTTGGAGAGCGTACCCGCATCGACCAGTTGGCGCATGATGCTGGTTGCAGACTTGGCAAACCCACCGATGAGGTGGAAAAGACCAAAGCCATAAGCCCCGAATCCTGGGATGGATTGGTAGTGGACAAAGTGCTGTCGCTTGAGTCGCAGGTCATCATCTTCCTTCCAGTTGCGGCGCACGGCCAACACCTCGTTGGTCCCTTTTATTAGGGTAACTACGTATGGTAAGGCGATGCCTGTTTCTTCGCCGTCACCGTCTTTGTCTTGGTAGCCGTCCAAGTCCAGGTCAACGTGGCACTCAAAGATGATATAGCGTTCGTCGTTCAGGTCACTGAACCCCGTCTCTTTGTCCTTGGCTTTCTGGATGTTGGTTTGCTCTTTGGACGGGTCGGGCAACTCAATGTCCCGGTAGAACCCAGCTTTCTGGAGCTTGACAATCTCGTTCTTGGTCTTGCGCATCACATGGGTGACGCGGTAGCAGGTGTCCAAGTCCGTGGCCCCGTAGGGCAGGATGATGTCTTCAGCCGGGATGAACATCGACACCTGACGCCCCAAGCTTGGGTCGTAGTACACCTTTTTGAACGCTGACCCCGTGGCGGGCAGGCTCCACAGCATGCGCTCATGCTCTGGCCTGAATTCCCGCATCACCTCTGTCAACTCGTAGTTCATGTCGAACTCAACACGAACAGCGGCTTCTTGTTTCTGTGGGGTCTGCTTGCCCAAGATTTTGGTACGCACCGGGCCTTGCGCGGGGAAGGTCTCTGTGATCGTCTCAGACTGGAAGCG